CGAGCACCATAACTTTCGGGAAAACGATACAGGATATATTGAATGATCCTGAGATTACTTTCGGGATATTCAGCCATACGCGCCCGATTGCGAAGGCGTTCCTGCGGCAGATCATGCGTGAATTCGAGGGGAACAAGGTATTGCACAAGGCATTCCCGGATATTCTGTGGGGAATGGATACGCGGCAGAGTCCGAAATGGTCGGAAGATGACGGCCTGATTGTGCGGCGCAAGTCGAATCCACCGGAAGCAACGATTGAGGCGTGGGGATTGGTGGATGGCCAGCCAACTTCAAAGCACTTCAAGGTGCTTCTGTACGATGACATTGTTGTTGAAGGTTCCGTGACGACGCCTGAAATGATTGATAAGACCATGAAGGCGCTGGAGCAGAGTTACAACCTGAGTAATGAGGTATTTGTACGCAGGTTTGCCGGAACGCGATGGCACTTCAACGATGCCTACAAGACGGTGATTGATCGAGGGACAGCGGTTCCGCGTGAGCATCCAGGGACGGTTGATGGGACGGAATACGGTGATCCGGTATTCTGGACGAAGGAATCCATCCTTGAGAAACGCCGCGACATGGGGCCGCATACGTTCGCTGCACAGATATTGTTGAATCCTAAAGCCGACTCCCTCAAGGGATTCAAGCGCGAGTGGCTACGGTACTACTCGACTGCGCCGACAAAGACGAACAACTACATCCTGATTGACGCGGCATCCTCAAAGAAAAAAGGCAGCGACTACACGGCAATGTGGGTTGTCGGCCTTGGTACGGACGGGAACTACTACGCGCTGGACATTGTTAGGGATCGGCTATCGCTGACGGAACGGACGGAAAGACTGTTCGCGCTGCATCGGAAATGGAAGCCGTTGCAGGTTCGCTATGAAAAGTACGGAGCGATGGCGGACATCGAGCATATCAAGACCGAGCAGGAAAAGCAGCAGTATCGGTTCGACATAACGGAAGTCGGCGGACAGACGAGTAAGGTGGATCGGATTGGCCGGTTGATTCCGGTATTCGAGCAGGGGAAGTTCTACCTGCCGAAAACGCTGCATGTGACCAACTACGAAAAAGTCACCGTTGATCTGGTGCATACGTTTATTGAACAGGAATACATGCCGTTTCCTGTCGGGGTGCATGACGACATGGCCGATTCATTGGCGCGTCTGCTGGAACCGGATTTGAAGCTGGTTTGGCCGAAGGAAGAGGAAGTCCGTATCCGCCCTGAAGTGCATGTTGTGCATCGTGGTTGGCGGTAGCTTGACATCGGCGCAGTATGGAATATGATTCCGCGAACCATTGATAGGAAAGTGCTATGGCAAAGCAGAAGAAGCCTGTAAAACCACCCAAGAAGTGCTGAGATGCCCGCACTAGCCGACCTGTTGAGTTGGATGGACAACAAGCGCCGAGTTGTCGGCAGGAATCTGTCTGATTTGGTCAATAATCCCGCTGATTACCTATCCATGACGGCGGCAAACATTCCGCAGACAGTGAAGGAATACGGGGAAGACCCGATGAATTTCATTGGTGGTGGTGTTGGTCATATCGCATATCACGGATCACCGCACAAGTTCGACAAGTTCAGCCTAGGCAAGATTGGAACGGGAGAAGGGACGCAGGCTTATGGGCATGGGTTGTATTTGGCAGAGAGTCCTGTTGTTGCTACTGAATACAAGGAAGCAATATCTAACGCCAAAGCCCCTGAACTGTATCGCGCAAGAAGCACCGCAAAGGGCGCGCAGACAGATATTGACCAAATAACAGGATGGTTGAACGGATCAACTCCGTGGCCGAATAACACGCGTGGCCAACCGGTAAGTAAGGAGTTTCTTGAGAAGCGCCTGAAGGAATATCAGGATGATGTGAAATGGTCAAATGACCTTATGGCAAGCCGAGAGGAAAACGGAATCCTCTACAAAACCGACATCCCCGACGAAGCAGTAGCAAGAATGCTTGATTGGGATAAGCCGCTGAGTCAGCAAAGTGAAGCTGTCCAATCCATCATAGCAAGACAGCATGGCGTGTCTCTTGATAACTATCGAAAAATTATGAAACTAGACCCTGATAAGTTCGACAAAACAGGGAAAGAGATGGTTTCTAGTTATCGTGGGGCGCAACCTGACGAAGTTACGTCTGACTTGTTTGCTAACGGCATCCCCGGCATCCGCTACCTAGACGGCGGCTCACGCTCTGCCGGTCAAGGAAGCTCAAACTTCGTCGTCTTCGACCCCGAAATGATCCGCATCCTTGAGCGCAATGGAGTTCCAACAGGGCAGAAGCCTTGGAATCCAAATGAATATCGCCCCCTGAGCGACCTGATGAATCCGAGGATAGACTAATGGCCTCAAAGCCCAAAGAAACCAAGAAAGACGAGTTTGCTACTCTCCGTGAGCGTTTCACCCGCGTTGCGGACATGTGGAACGACGACCGGAAGCGGTACAAGAACGACATGCACTTCCTGCACGTCGACCACTGGCCTGAAGGTGTCCGAACATCTCGGGAAAGCGACATTACGAATCCACGCTTGTGCCTTGAGATAGATCAACTCTCCCAATACCAGCGGCAGGTCATCAACGACTCAAGGCAGAACCGCCCACAGATCAAAGTCCGGCCTGTGGATAGTTTTGCCGACATCGAAACCGCGAAGATTTACGATGGCCTATGTCGACACTGGCAGGAAGCCTCGAACGCGGATACCTGCTATGACCTGGCGCTCGAATGCGCTACTGGAGGCGGTTTCGGGTATTTCCGCATCCTGAAAGACTATCTCCATGACGGAACATTCGATCAGGATTTCCGTTTTGCTCCGATTTCCAATCCGCTGACGGTGTATTTCGGTGAGCATATCGAAGTCGATGGATCGGATGCTAAGGAAGTCTGGATTTGCGAGGAAATACCGAAGGAAGAATACGAGGAACGCTATCCCGGCAAGGAAACAACCTCATGGGAAGGCGAAGGAAGCAAATACGGCGACTGGTGCGGCGAAAAGATCAGGGTTGCCGAACTGTACGAACTGAAACTTGTCCCGAAAACGATCCACCAGCTTGAAGATGGCACGATCTGCGACGACGAAGAATATCAGTCGGCAGTAGCAGAAGGAATCCAAGTCCCGCCGATCATCGCAACGCGGGAAGTCAAGAAAAAGTGCCTGTACTGGTCAAAGTTCAACGGTGCGGAGTATCTGGAAGAACCCCGCGAAGAACCCGGCGACCGAATCCCTGTATTCCCGGTGTGGGCCAATGTCCACAACATCGACGGCAAGGTAATCCGCACGTCGATGATCCACAAGTCGAAGGATGCTCAACTCCTGTACGATTACGCACAGACGGCATTTGCAGAGCGAGTTGGACAATCTCCAGAAGCTCCGTGGGTTGCCGCTGAAGGGCAAACGGCTGGATTCGAGGATGAATGGGACGGTACGCGATCAGTCCGCGTACAGCACTACCGACCGATCAGTCTCGACGGCAAACAAGTTCCGCCACCGCAACGCCAGAACCCATCCGATGTTCCATCCGGCTTTGCGCAAGTCATGTCGCAGGCCGAGCATGGGGTACAGACCTCGCTTGGCATGTACGCAGCGTCGATTGGGAAAAAAGGAAACGCCACCAGCGGAGTGCAGGAACAGGAGCAAGCGCGCAAGGGTGATGTATCCAGTTTCCACTACCACGACAATCTTGCAAGGGCGATCCGTTCCGCTGGCCGGTATCTGATTTCCGCCGCGCCGAAGGTTATTGATACTCGTCGGATTGTCAGAATCTTGGGTATTGATGGAGAAGCGAAGCAAGTACAGCTTGATCCATCGCTACCGAAGGCTGCTGTTTCTCAAGGCCCGAACCAGATATTCAACCTAGGCGTTGGCGTCTATGACGTTGCGGTTGACGTTGGCCCCTCCTACCAGACAAGTCGGCAAGCATCTGCTGCCGGAATGCTTGCACTCGCGCAAGCCGATCCGACAATGTGGCAGACGCACGGCGACCTGATTGCGGAAGCGCAGGACTGGCCGGAAGCGCAGCGGTTTGCTGAACGTTCCAAGTTGCTGCTTCCGCCTCCGGTATTGGCTGCGGAAGAAGCGAAGAAGGAATCGTCGCCTGAAGTCGCTCAGGTCAAGATGCAGGCGCAACAGATAATTCAACAGAAAGATCAGATGATGCAGGCCGCTTCTGGAGAGATTGAGAAGTTGCGGCAAGAGAATCAGAAACTCACTGTCGCCGCGCAACAAGCAACGCTGAAGGCGCAAATGGCGACAATGGACACGCAGCAGGAAGCGATCAAGTCCGAACAGGATGCGCTGGCAAAGGATTACCAGATTGCCAAGTTGAATCTGCAACTGCAAGAGCAGGATGCGGTTCAGCGTGTTACCGAGATGGCGCAACAGTCTCAGGAATCCACTGAACCCGCTGAACCTGCCGAACCGCAGATGGATGTTGCGTCAATACTGCAAGCCGTTGCTTCGATGCAGCAGCCGATCAACATTACGGTTCCAGTGCAAGTCGATGGAAAAGGCGCAATGACAAAGACAGGTCGCGCAGTTCGACAATCTGACGGTAGTTACCTGATGGAGTCAATGGAGAAACCTTGCAATGAGTGACTCATTTGTAAGAATTCCAGGGATTGACGAGTATGGTAGCGTTCATGTCGACAACACCGAAATTACCACATCTGTTGGGAAGGTGCAGCGCCAACGGGTTGAGGTAAGGGGCGGTACTCTAGGCACGGGCGACCTAACCGAAGACGCATGGGGCATCCAGAAAGTTTCATTGCCATACTCGCTGTTCCACGGCATGTTCTCGTTCGACATCCCAGCGAAGATGTGGTTCATGTACGAGGGCGGGACGCAGGTCTATACCTCGACCAACATCGTATCCACAGACGGTGCGGCGGTTCTCACCACATCGGCAGGAAAGACAACGCTGCTACTTGAGTCCCGTGTTTGCCCTCCGTACCAACCGAATCGCGGGGTTCTGTTCTCGACGGCGGTGTGGTGTCCGAACAAAACAGCAGCAGGCTGCACCCGCGAGTGGGGCGTTCAGACTACAGGTTCAGGGGTGTTCTTCCGGCTCAAGTCTGATGGACTGTTGTACGCAGTTCAGCGGTCAATCGGGGTCGAGACAAAGGAAGAACCCATCACCACAACCGGGGTGAGCGGCTTCGATGTACAGAAGGGCAACATCTACGATATTCAGTACCAGTGGCGCGGCGTGGGGAACTACAAGTTCTTCATCAACAACGTGCATGTGCATACGTTCAGCAACCTTGGGACGCTTACCGCACTGAGTATGAGCAACCCGGCGTTGCCGCTCGCATTCAAGGCAACTACTGCCGACGCGGGGGTGGCGAACTGCGCGCTCCATATAGGGTGCGCTGACCTGACCTCGGAGAACGGGACAACTACCGACGAGCAGTATGGTTCGGCGTACTCGTCAGCAGTGGCTACCAACGGCGCGGACAAGCCGGTGTTGGTGCTGTACAACCCGTTGGTGATCGGTACGATGGTGAATACCAGGACGATCCACCTGCGTACATCGTCGTTCAACAACACCAAGAAATGTACGTTCAAGATATGGCGCACCCGTTCTGCTGGTGACATCACAGGGGAAACTCTGGTGGCCGGCTATGGGGGTAAGTACTCCTACATGCAGTCCGACTCGACCGACATGAACGCGGGTGCTGTCAGGGCCACGGCGGTAACGGCGGCGAACCTTGAGTTCCTGTACGCCGTGACGGTCGAACCTGCTGTACGTTCGACTTACGACTTCTCGGTGGATCACTTGAAACTGAACTTGGTACGGGGGGATTATATCGTCGTGACCAACGATTCGGTGAATGGTGCAAGTGATGTGGTTTTTGGATGGGGCGAGGAGATATAAGTGCTTCTCGACTATTTCTGGTGGCGTAACAAAGTTCCATCAGGTGGAAATACATCAAAAGTATTGAATGCTGAATACCCTTATATAGATGGCCCGATCCGTAGATATATCAAGGAAGTAGAACCAGAGATTGTCGAAGCCGTAATCGAGGTCGTTGCAGAAGTCACAGAAAAACGGACAGTACAGAACAAGGATGTTGAGGCAGCACAAGCGGAGAAGGCGTTACGGGAAAGGCTTGCTTCTCAGCATCAAGCATGGAAAGAAATGTACGCACAACTGATCCTGCTAGAGTACGAGCGGCGGGAACAGGAGTACGAAGATGCACAAATAGCAATGTTGTTGTTTGATCTTTGAGTCGTATAATAGTTTTGTCGGTTGGAGGAGTCCAAGCAATTGTTCTAGTGCCTATATCACTAAAGCAGCCGACACACTCACTCATATAGGGAAAACAGATGATTACGCAAAATATAGCGCATGAAAAATGGGACTACGACGATGACACTGGAGTTTTTACACATAAGAACGGGAAAACTGCTGGCAACAAAAATCTTCACGGTTACGTCCGAATAGGTTTTGACGGAAAAACGCACTCAGCACATCGTTTGGCGTGGTTATACGTTTATGGTGAATTTCCAAAAGGACACCTAGACCACATTAACGGGATTAGGCATGACAACCGGATTTCTAACTTACGTGAGGTGTCAATGTCTGGGAATAGTATGAATCAACGAAAAGCGCACTCACACAATTCAACTGGCTTTTTGGGCGTTAGTAGAATGAGAAATAAATTTAGCGCGGTAATTTGTATCAATGGGGTGCAAAAGTATTTAGGCATATTTGATACACCAAGCGAGGCGCATTCGGTATATCTATTTCATAAACGGAAACTACACGAAACTTGTACTATTTGAACGGAAGTAACCAAATGTAACACCACTCACATGAGGAAACCAAAATGTCTGAAGAAGCCGTAGTCGAAGTCCCTGTTGCACCTGTTGCCGCTGTAGTCCCTGCCACTGCCGAGACTCCAGAAACGCCTGCTGTCGAAACGCCTCCTGCACCGCCCACAGCGGAAGAACTCCAAAAGAAGTTCGACCGCGATGCAGCCATGCAGCGCCGCAGATACGAGAAGGATTTACAGGCGGAACGGGAGCAACGCATCAGGCTTGAGGAACGGCTTGCAAAGGCAGAACCGGCACGTCCCGCAGACCCCGGAATGCCGACTATTGACAAGTTCGACAATTTCGATGAATATGTGACTGCGAAAGCGGAATACATCGCATCGCAAACTCTCTCGAAGCATGAGCAGAGGCAGCAGCAAGAAAAAGCGCAGGCGGCGCAGCATCAAACCGTCGAAGGCTGGAACAAGCGGGTAGCCGCCGCCGACATACCGGATTTCCATGATGTTGTGGCAAGTTCCGATGTGCCGATGACAAAGATCATGCAGCAAGCGATCATGGAAAGCGATAATGGGCCGAAGCTGGCGTACCACCTAGCCACCAATCCCGCAGACGCTGAACGAATCGCCGGAATGACGCCCATAGGGGCGGTACGCGCACTCACGCTCATTGAGGAAGGCTTCAAGAAGCCTGTAGCAGTATCAAAAGCTACGCCACCCATTACGCCGGTTGGCTCGAAAGCTACGTCGATCAAGTCCTTATTGGACGTGAAAGACTACGACGAGTTCAGCAAGCGACGGGCGGCTCAAATCGCCAAACGGCGATAACCTCATATTAGGAGCAAGTCATGTCAAACCTCTTTGTTGTAACCGATCTGGTCGCCAAGGAATCGCTGCGCATCGCGCACGAAAAGGCCCAGTTCATCGGAACCGTGGATCGTCAATACGATTCGTCTTTCACCTATGATCCGGGTCGCGGCCAGCATGGTCAAACCCTGCGCGTCAAGTCTCCGAACATGTACACCCGCCGTCAGGGTTCCCGCGTCATGGCCGTGCAAGATCAGGCCGAAGCCTCGCAGACCATCACCGTCGCAACGCAAGACGGCGTGGATATGCGCTTCAACTCGGCGGAACTGATCCAATCCGTTGATTCGGATGGTGCGTTCGATGAACTGTCGCGCAAGTACATCCAGCCCGCGATTTCCTCGCTGGTATCCGGTATCGAAGCCGACTTCTTGGCCTACGCGACCAAAGCGACCTACAACGTCGCCGGCACTGCTGGTACAGCACTGACCGACCTCGTTGCTGTCGGTGCGGCTCGTGCCAAGCTGAATCAAGGTCTGGCTCCGAAAGACGGCAATCGCTTCATTCAGTGCGACTCTGTGACGATGGGCGGCATGGTCAATGGTCTGAAAGGTCTGTTCCAAGACTCGACTCAGATCAAGGAACAGTACCGCGAAGGCATGATCGGTCGCACCGCAATGGCCGACTGGTACGAAAACGACCGCATGTACACCTTCACCAACGGTTCCGACGTGACCTGCACGATGGCCGCTGCTGCGGCTGTGGTTGACGGTGGTTCGGTAATGACGATGGCTTCCCTGTCGGCGGCTCCGGCTACCGGCGCGGTATTCACCGTCCCCGGCGTCTATGCCTGCCACCCGGAAACGAAGGCTTCGCTCGGTTTCCTCCAGCAGTTCGTTGTGACCGCTGGCACGACTACCATCCAGACCGTTTCTCCGGCAACCTACCTGACTGGCCCCCGTCAGAATCTGTGTTCCGCTGCTGGCGCACAATTGACCACGGCGACCTTCGATGGTACGGGTATCGTTCCGGTGTTCGTCGGTGCGGCTTCGACCAGCTACGTTCAGAACCTCATGTATCACAAAGAGGCTTTCCAGTTCGTAACTGCCGACCTGCCGATCCTGGACGACGCGCAGAAATGCGTTCGAGTCAACAAGGATGGCCTGAGTCTGCGCTGCTGGATGGGTTCGGATATTCGCAATGATGAACTGTTGCTGCGGATCGACATCCTGTACGGAATGGCTGCTCTCCGTTCGGCATGGGCTTCCCGCATCATCGGCGCGGCTAACGCCTAATCCACTCATTCCTGAAAGGAAAATATCATGGCTACATATGAAAACCTCGACTACGGTAGCACCGATGGCTGCATCATCGGCCAAACCGCAGCCAAGAAGATTGGCTTTTACGGCAAGGTGCCGGTCGCGCAGCGGGCGTATAGCTCTGCTGTCCATGCAACGTCTGCCCTCGTCACGTCTGCTGGTTCCCTGTTTGTGGCTTCGCATCTGGCCGCGATTACGGAAATCCAAAATACGCTGATCGGCTTGGGCGTCTGGGCGACGGCCTAATCATGGGCCGCTCTCTCGGCGTTGCAGACAGCACAGCCGATATTGATGGTGGCACGATTACGGGTATTTCTACCCTGAAAACTGCCACTGGTTCAACTATCGGCCTCTACGGAAAAGTTCCCGTAGCACAGCGTGCTTACAGTTCTGCCGTTCATGCGACCTCTGCATTGGTCACTTCGGCAGGTTCGTTGTTTGTTGCCTCTCACCTTGCGGCGATCACGGAGATTCAGAACACCCTGAT